GCGGTGACTGCTGGTAAGTTAGCAGCTGGGTCTGTGTCTGCTGAAAATATCCAAGCTGGGGCCATCACAGGCGAAAAAATCAGCGTAGATGATGCCTTAATCAAGAATCTGACCGCTAGAGATGCCTTGATTGACAAGTTGACATCTAAGGAAATCTTTGCGACTAAGATTGAATCTGTCGTGTCTAGCTCAACATTTCTTGAAGCCTATCAAGGTAAAATCGGTGGCTTCACGCTTGGACAATTCGACCAAGGAGGTGGACACTGGATTTCTGGGGTTAATAAATTCGCGGTTGGCATGGGGAATGGCGAGGGTCATGGCGAGACTCGGACAGCCTTTTGGGCAAATTGGGGAAACAATTGGAGTAAAGCAGGACCTAGAGCGTGGAACGTCAATACTGACGGGAAAATGTACTGTAGGAATGATGTACATTTCTATGCAGAAACCAATTTCACAGGCGAGAGTACCACGAATTTTTATGGAGCAGTAAAATTCACTCAGTCACCCGTATTCGCTGGAAACATCAATATGGGAAATAGTAACATTTTTGGTAATGGCTATAATCCTGCTGGAGGTGTCAATAAGGTTGTTTGGTGGAGTGAACTTGAAACAGTCGCTTTCCGAAAACATACAGATATAGATGCAATCAAGAAACGCTTGAACAGAATTGAAAGCCATCTAGGAATTAGCAGTAGTTAGAAAATGGAGAAACTACATGGATAATCACATAATCGACAAGCTAGTCACTGAGTCGCTTGTCAACCGCTTGGCTGAGGGCGAATTGGATCGTGCGAATTTAGAGGCACGCTATACGCTGACTTTGGCTGAATTACGGGTCTTTAAAGCCGTGCTGGAATATGAACCAGCACTTAAAGAACTATTTGAAGAAACACAAGCAAAAATGGAAGGAACTAACAAATGACTTACAAATTAACAGGAAGCCCGACTTTAAAAGGGGAAAAGAATGTCACTATCGTAACGATTGAGAAAGAAGAACCTGGACGCTACAGCTATGAGCGTGTTGAATTGCCAGGTAATCGCATGAATGATAATGAAGAAGTGCTGATTCAAGCAGTGCTGGACCATATCCGTACTGAGCTGGATCCAACAAGCGCCATTGTACAAGCGCAAGCGAAATTGCAAGAAGCTGAACAAAAATTGGCTCAGACTGAAGCTAAACAGACTGCAACAGACCAAGAAGTTAAGTATAACAAAGCTGAAACCGACCGTTATGGGAAAATCATCCATGCGGTCGTTTTAAATGCCGTAGCAGGCAAGACAATCGCCTATGGGACTAACTACAAAGAATTGGTTGAGTTGATTCCACTTGCTGAAGTTGGTAAGCATTATATGCCACACGACTTAATCACGATTGAAGACCCTAACCATGCGGAAGTGAATGGCGAAGGTAAGCGCATCTTGATTCAACTTAACCGTGAATTCACGTATAATGGCGAACCAGTCAGCGATTTCGCTCGTAACGGTCGTCTTGAACTTGACGGAACAGGAGCAGCATGGAAGTTTGAGCCAAAAGAATAGTAGAGGTGTTGTATGGACGTCTTAAAATCAACAGAGCATTTCTTCATGAACGTGCTACCAGTAGCTTCACCGATTATTATCGCTTGGCTTAGCTACAAACTGCCGAAGAAATCAAAGGAACAGACAGACCAAATCATTTCAGAGTTAAGTGAAGTCAAGAAACAAATCAAAGATGTCCAGATTACTACTGATGAGAACAACGCCAAAATTGACGAAGTACAGGCAAAGCTAAAACTACACGACGATGCGCACCTTGTAACGATGAGGACGCACCTCGATCGTGACATTCGTAGAGCTATCCGTCGTGGTTTTACAACTAAAGATGAGTTCTATGTAGTCGAAAACATGCACAACAGCTACAAGGCTTTGGGTGGTAATGGCTACATTGACCACTTGTACAATAATTTTGAGGCGTTGCAAATCAGGGACGACATCTTAGTCGAAGATGAGAAAGGAGCGCAGAATGACTTATGTTCGTAATTCAACGAATCTCAAACAAGTTGACGGTGGATTTTTAGTCAAGCAAGGCGATGTGGCTTCCACATTCACCTTTTCTTTACTTGACGAAAATCATGAGCCGATTCCACATCTTGAAGGACAAGAGGCATCTATCACGTTGACAAGAGGCAAGGAGCAATTACGCAAAACAGCAGTCGTGACAAATGGTGCAGTTACTTTTAATCTAGGTATGATTTTACCTGCTGGCTTATATCAAATCGAGGTATCAGTGGGGGGATATACATTCCCAAGCGACGACTCGACTCAAATTAGAATCACAAAATCGGATAAGAATCTGGTCACAAATGAAATCCACGCTCTCAAAGAGTTGGATATTGCAGAAGAAGTTAAGAAGCAGCTTGCAGGAAAAACTGTAGGTAGCGATGGCACAGCAAGTCAGGAAATTCCTGATTTGCTCACGTATTATAATCTTGGGAAGGTGTAAAAAATTATGGATACAAGTAAATGGATCGCATTCGCTCAAGCATTGGGAGTGGATCACAAAGCGCTGAAGCAGTTAATCGATACAAAGATTGACAGTGCGACAGTCACACAACTGATTGAACAAGCTAAAACCGCAGTCAAGAATGACATTTTAGGTGAAGGGGTATCTGAAAAATTTGATACCCTCAAAGAAATCGCTGAGGAAATCGCTAAAATGAGTGGTAGCACTGAAGGCGCAGTCGTTCAAAAACTAGCTGATCTCGGCCGTCGTATCGACGAATTCGCTAATCTTGACCTTGTAGCAACTTATAACGCAGCGAAAGCGTGATTGCCATGAGCAATTTAGAAGAATTTGCTAAGGCCGTCGGTCGGGATGTTAAATCTCTGAACCAAAAGCCTGAACCAAGACTGACCTTGACAGGAAATACCCTTGGCATCGCTGGGGGTAATAATGTCACTCTGCCGATACCTGAAAATGTTGGGATTGAAATACGTGGTACGGGCTCACCAGAAGGGCGTATCACTGCTGAAATTGGCACGACCTACGTAGATGTCAATGTGACGAACGGAGCTCTGAAATGGATAAAAGAAAGTGGCAATGGCAATACTGGTTGGCGTGTTTTGATTGGTGATACAGGTTGGAGGACGTTAAACAGTGTCTCTAGAGCAGGCAACTCGTTTATTAAAATCAGACGAGTAAACAATCTTGTTACTTATCAATTTGGCGGACTTTCATGGGGTTGGTTTGGAGTAAGCAGACGAAATGGACCTGATTTTGTAAGACATAATAGCAGCGGAGATAAAGGAGCTAAAGTTGTTCGTCCTAACGGTATTCCCGAAGGTTTTAGAAGCGAGAATTCGCTTGTAGGACCAACTTATGACGACAAGGGTAGACCTTACGGCATCTGGTACTTAGGTGGTAAATCTGACTTAAATTTCATTCAATTCACTTTTAACGAGAACATTCCGACCGACCGAGACATCGGAGATATCCGTGTAAGTGCCATCTCGTACTTGACAGATGAAGCGTGGCCTACGAAATTGCCATAATAGAAAGGAAATAATATGATTAATTGGAAATTAAGACTACAAAACAAATACTTTTGGCTGACTGCAATCCCAGCCCTCTTGCTTGTCTTGCAAGCTGGTGCAGCAGTCTTCGGATATCATCTGGATTTAGGCGATATTGGCAACAAACTGATTCTGCTTGTAAATGCGGTCTTCGTATTCTTGACCGCTATCGGTTTGGTCAACGACCCAACGACTAGCGGAATCACAGACAGCACAGGAGCACTAGAATACAAGAAACCAAGTGAGGAATAGGTATGTCTAAAAAACAGGAAATGATTCAATTCTTCATCGACAAGGCCAATTCTGGCGATGGGGTGGACCAGGATAATGCTTTCGGGATGCAATGTGCGGATGTTCCGTGCTACGCTTTTAAAAATTGGTACGGTGTGACCCTTTGGGGCAACGCTTATGACTTGCTCGAATCAGCACGTTCTCAAGGTCTGAAAGTCGTGTATGACGCTGACTATCCAAAGGCTGGTTGGTTCTTCGTGAAATCCTACGTAGCTGGTGACGGTGTCAATTACGGGCATACTGGCCTTGTCTATGAAGACTCAGACGGATATACTATCAAGACGATTGAGCAGAACATCGATGGCAACTGGGACTATTTAGAAGTAGGTGGCCCTTGTCGATACAACGAGCGCTCTGTCGATGAAATCGTTGGATATATCGTACCTCCTGAAGAAGTTGAAATTGGCTGGCAACAGAACCAATATGGTTGGTGGTGGGTTCGTGAAGACAGCTCATACCCAACCGATAAATGGGAGAAGATCAATGATGTTTGGTACTATTTCGACGACAAAGGATTCATGAAGCGTAGTATGTGGTTGAACTACAAGGATGCTTGGTACTGGTTCACGGATTCAGGGTCTATGGCCACTGGTTGGGCTCGTATCAATAATGCTTGGTATTACTTCGATGAAGAAGGTAAGATGGTCACTGGTTGGATTAAGCATAAGCAGACTTGGTACTATCTTGACGGTAAAGAAGGAGCTATGGTGTCAAATGCTTTCGTACAGTCAGCCGACAAGACAGGCTGGTATTACATCAAACCAGACGGAACAATGGCAGATAAGCCAGAGTTCACGGTAGAACCAGAAGGCTTGATTACGACTAAATAATTTTAAAAAATAAATAGAAAGGAAACTTTCTAAAATGTTCTTTCACCGCAGGCTCAGGCTTGCGGTTTTTTGTTTGCTCTGAAAGTACTTTCTAAAATAAAAAAAGTTAAAATTCTTTGTTAAAACACTTTACTACCGCATTATAATGCGGTATAATAAATAATGTAAGGAGGTGATACAAATGGACAACATAGACGAGTGGCTAGCAAGAGTCACAGTTGCAATAGGGATTGCAGTAGCAATCTCAAAAGAGAGTCGCTCTTGGTACAAGGTACTAAAAGAGCAAAATAAAAAAGCGAAAATCGCTCCCAAGTTTACCAGACGCAGGAAGAGATAATCGCTAAAGGGTAAGAGAGCGAAAGCTCTCCTTACCTTTCATTGTATAAGAAAGTTAGAGAAAAATCAAGATGAAAATTATTTTATTTGTAGCAATTTTGGCGATCGCTATTGCTTGGTATTCAGGAGATAATAAAAAATGAGTAAAGCAGATTTTAACAAAATTCAAAAATTACTAAAGACGGTAACAGCTTATAGAATTTCTAAAGCTACTGGAATTAGTGACACTACAATCAGTAGATGGGTCACAGGCAAAACTCCAATCGAAAAAATGAGTTTAGAAAATGCTATCAAATTAACAAATTATGTGGAGGAGCTAGATATGGAAAACGCAAAACAACTACTTGAAGAAATTAAAAATAATGATGTAGCGTATGCTATTGTAAACGAAGCTGGAGCAGTTTATTGCAACTGTGAAACAAGCAATATCATGGACATTTATGGCCATGATGGCGAAGATGGCCACTTCTACGGCGTTTACGGTGATGCAGTTGGCGGACAGCTTGACAGTCGTAATGTCTCTGATGATGTTATTTTGAAAGCTATTCAGCTAATGCTAGGCTTGGGTGAACCTGTAAAACGCTCAGAATTATCTACAGGTTCTGATTTCAAACCAACTTATTTAAACGGGTATTTTGAGGTAGTTGAATTGATGAAACAGTCAGGTCTTCTTCAAGAGCAAGAAGAAAATGAGAAAGTCAAGGAATGGATTGAGTCTCACAAAGACGTTGTAGGTTCAACAGTTAAACATCCATCATTTGGAACTGGTAAAGTAACAGAAATCAAAGACAACACCATCACTATTGATTTTGAAGATAAAGGGAAAAAATCTCTAGCACTTGAGGCAGTCGTAGAAAGCAATCTCTTAGAATTTTAATCAACTTTGGGTATAAGCAGGAACCGTTATTTTAGCCATTTTTTTCGATGGATACACAAAAGGATACAACAAATCGCTCAACCTCTATTATAATAAGATTCCTAAGACTCCCACCGGCTCCATTATTCCTTTGCATTCTTTTGCATTCCTTGGTAAAACGTTGTTAAATCAACGTTTTTTGTTTTTGTCTTTGGTATTCCTTGGTATTCTTTTGCGAAAAAGACAGACCCTAAAACAGACCCTCTTTTTGAAGAAGGTCTGTTGTGTTTAAAAATTAATATAATTGGCAAAGCGTTCTCCGATGTCATCCTTTGCTTGCTTAGTTATGTGAGTATAAACGTTCATGGTCGTCTTCAAGTCGGAATGTCCTAACCGATGTTGGACTTGCTTCAAAGTCATACCAGCATCAAAGCATAGACTAGCGTGTGTATGTCTGAATCCATGGATTTTAATTGGACGTAGGTCGCTACCTTCCACAATTTTGATAAGCCACTTTCTAGGAAGAGTGCTTGGAATTGGCTTTTTAAATTCATTTTCAAAAATGTATTTGGTGTTTGGATTTTGCTTTTTCCATTTTTTCAAAATACTTTTTGTTTTCTTGTCCAGACTGATTAGTCGATTACTGCTTACCGTTTTGGTATTGCCTATCTCTTCTCCTGCAAAACCTCTTGTAATGGCCTTATTTATGTCAAGAGTATTATCTGTCCAGTCATTCCACTCAAGGGCTAAAATCTCCCCTTTTCGTGCCCCTGTGAAGGCCAGAAGACGGAATAGAGTTATCTTCTCTAGATCCTTTGTTTTGGAGACAAGTTTTAAAAATTTTTTAAGTTCGTCTTTGCTATAGAAGTCGCTCTTGTTATCTGATTTCTTTCTTGTTGATGTAATCACGCTGTCTACTGGATTGGTGTCAATGTAACCATGCCTGATTGCATACTTAAAAACATTATTCATCAATCCCTTTAACTTACGACCGTAGACTAATTTCTTCGACCACTCGTTAGCTTGTTCCTGCATTTGAAGCGGTGTTATCGTGGCTATCTTTCTATTGCCGAAAGCTGGATAGATGTGATTCTTGAAATTCCTAGATGTCTTGATGTATGTGCTTTCTTGTACTGTCTCAGAATAATCTTTAAGCCATTTTTTTGCGATTTCCTCAACCGTGATTTCTTTCCTGCTTTGCTCGCCACTCTCAATATCATCCTGAAGTTGAAGTAGTGCTGCCCTTGCTTTTGCCTTTGTGTCAAATCCTCTTCGTTTAATATACTTGTCTTTTCCATTTTCTTTTCCGACGTAGATTCTAAAACCGAAAGCCGTCTCGCCGTTTTTCTTTTTATAAGACTTTATTTCCATTGATTTTTACCTCATTTCTTGATAAAATGGGTATAAGAAAACGACCTTTTTAATGGTTGTTTCTTATAACGCTGATCCTCACGCTCTCGGTCTGCAAACTTCTGAGCGTGGGGGTTTTTTACATGTTACTAACTTGTTTATAGAATTCGTCTTGAATCATGACTTCATCAGTAACTGTTTTTAATTGATAGCGCTCCATAAATCGGACGCTATTAAAACTTTCGACTCCATATTCAGCTATCTCTTCGGCTACCAGATTTTGAATCATGTAACGATTCGCTTCATTTTCGCACAGTAAAGGAGCATTTTGATATAGGCTACGGTAGTGGTCTATATGACCGAGTTCATGAAAAAGGACTTTTCGCCTTTCGTCTGAGCTTAAATCGGCATTGATGTAGACGATTCTATTTATATCATCATAGAAGCCACTCCTTGACCATTGTTGGCTGGTAAATTCGCGCAAAGTAACTTTATGGAGATCCAATAATTCTTTTTCTGTCATATTTTCTCGCAAAATTCCTTTACTAATCAGTTTGTTTTTGCTAAAATCAAATTGAAAAAACAAAGAGGAGGAGTTGGTATGAAAAACATTCAAATCCTTTGGGGATATTTATTGTTGTATTCTATTTTTTCTCTCACTCTTTCTTTTTTAGACAGGGGTATTATTTTAATAACTTTTGTGATTTTTAGTTTAGTCGTAAAAATCATCCCTCACCCTGATTCTCATCGGAATCCATTTGCGTTTGGGCTACGTTTTCGTAAGAGACATTAGGAGAGTCGACGGTTATTTCAAAAGCCCTGACATTTCTTAGTAATTCTAGTTCTTTACGAGCTTTTTCCATTTCAATTTCTCGCTGTACATCTTTCAGCTTGGCATCTTTTTCCATCGTCTCAACTTCTACAGTCAGTTTGCGTTCTTCCAAGCTGGCTATTTTTCTTTCTCGTAGATATGGAAAAACTCCTTTAACTGTGATGCCTTTGATATCAATATCTCCGAATAAGAGACCAATACCTATTAATCCTGAGTTCAGCATCCAATGATTATCTGATATGAATTGACTTATGGATTGTAGATTTATATCTCCTGGGCTCTCTACGTTAGAAGTGGCAACGATTTCCTCATTAATTTTAGGATTTTTATATTCATCGATAATAGAATAGAGATTTTTCCACATACTGGATGTGATAGGTTCATTAGTATTAACCCTCAACTGAAGGTGTAATTTCCCATCTTTGAAGTAAAGTGGAGATATGAGACCATCGATATATTTAGATAAATCCGTGATATTAAAGATAGTGTGATGGACAGTCAGTGTGCTATATAGAAACTTTGGGTTTACTTTCCTGCGTGGAACTTCATTGATCCATTTGACGTTTCGACGTTTGATATCATCAGATTGTTCATAACCATGATTTAGGGTCACTTGTCCTTCTGGCATATCTTTTTCATAGACATCGCTTGTAATTTGTCCAATCAAGAAATAGTTAGACTTAAATGATGGAACTATGACGTAATCTCCTACACTCATATCTTCTACAAAGCTATAGAGTCGTTTAGCAGTAAATGTAATTTGGTGTTTTGATAGACTTTTGTCTTGATACACTCTTGCTATTTGTTGCTTGTAGTGCTCTATAGTTTTTTCTGTTGTGAGGAGTAAGTCAGTAGTCTGCAAATCTGCAAGAGTGACTTGGTTGTGATGAATAGAGATAAAGTGATTGTATTTAAAATCATCGTAATACTTTCCACCCTCTGCTCGAACTAGCCAGTATTTTGCACGACTGTTAAATTGATAGATTTCAATTTGATTTTTGTGAGACATTTCAATCTCCTTTGCTATTCATATATCCTGAGATTATTCCACGGAGAGCTCGACGGTCATCATCAGTTAGAGGTTTACCGTCAAAGAACATAGCGCGGTCTATGATTTTATCGATATCATCTGGTTCACTTCCTCCGCCAGCAATAGACGGATTATCTGTGCGTCCTAGAAGATAATCTGTGCTAACGTTTAGGTAATCGGCAACTTTTTCTAACGGCTCAGAATTAGGTTTTGATTTTGCCCACTTTGAAATAGAGCCATTTGATAAATCAAGAGTTCGTTCAAGTTGTGCAACTGACATAAGACGTTGTTTGACAAGCTCTTTTATTATCTCGTAAGTATTCATTTCTAATACCCTCCAGAAAAAATCTAAGAAAAATAGAAATATTTCTGTCTTTTCTATTGACGATAGAAATAGTTCTGTGGTATCATGGTATTGTACTTGGGAGGTACACAAAATAATAAATACTACAGACGCAGAAACAGATAAAATCTGTATTTGCTACTTTTCTTATACTCTTATAATAGAATAAGTTCTATTATTTGTCAAGAGTTATCAGAAATAAAACGTAGAAATATTTCTAAAAAAGGAGGAAAGCATGATTTACAACACTATCAAAGATGTTGCTACAAATCAGGGGATATCAATCTATCGCATTGAGAAAGATTTGGAATTTCCAAATGGTTTGATTTCGAAATGGAACAAATCCACTCCATCAGCATCTAATCTTGCCAAGGTTGCTAAATATCTTGGCGTGACGACAGAGAAGCTACTTGGTGATGGTTAGAAAGGAGTACGGATGGAAGAATTAAAAATAAGAGAAGATGGTATTTATTTGAATAACCAAAAATTAAAAGGTGTGCAAGCAATCAAAACAAAAAGCACGGCTGAAAGCAACCATGCTACTGTCTACTTAAAATTTATTGCCAAGCTGATTTGAAATGAGGTTGGTAATAACTTGTGATGAAATATCTTTAAGGACATCCAGTGAAAAAGAACCAACATTCTTTGCTATATCTTTTGTCCGATTCCAATTGGTATCTTGGCGAATATCATTAATGAACTGATGACCTTTGGGAGATAAGTCTCTTACCATACAACCTCCGCCAATGAAGTACGAAACTTTATCAATAAACAATTCAGAATGTTCGCATTGTCTTATATGATACATTATTTCGTCAACTTCATACTTTGGTTGTAAATTGCTGAAGTCATCTGGTTCGGTATACTTGGCATATGTTTTGAAAGTAGTTTTACTTTCAATATCTAGCAGTATGTCCCTTATACAATCAGGATTTAATTTCATCAGAATTACCTCATTTTTGATTTCATTATATCACAAACAGAAAGGAGAGCGTATGACAGACTTTAAAAATTTAGATTGTCAATTTATCTTTCAAGAATGCGACTGAAAATTATACTGCTGTTAGTAATAGCTTTATTAACGACCCTGCGATGGACTTTACAGCTGTTGGTATTATGATGGTGGTGCTGGCTAATCACCCAAACTGGCAAGTCTATCCAGAGGAGATAGCCAAGCGAAAAGGTGTTAACCGGAAGACAATCGATAAGTATTTCAAAATCTTTGAAGAGGCTGGATATTTGCGAAAAATCAGAAAAAAACCTCCTGGAAATGGAGGAAGTCATATATTCAGATTCTTTTCAGATGTAAAAATATCTGATTTCCAATTCGATATTATGAAACAGAGATTAAACCTGTCTATCAAAAAGGCATCTATGAATTATAATTCTGACATTCCAAAAAGTGAGATGTCAGAAAGTGAGATGTCAGAAAGTGAGATGTCAGATTTTGGGCACTAATAAATACTAACTAACAATAAATACTAACTAACAATAAATATTAAAAGACAACAAGTCCTACTTCTCCTAATAAATAAAAGAGAGAAGTTTAAAATTTCAAATTTAGGACTTTGGTTTGAAAGGAGTAGAGATGAAAGAAAAAATAAACGAATTTTTAAAATTCAGAAGCCAATTTACAAAACGAGAATGGCACGAAATTAACCAAGCCGTGGAAGTTTATTTAAACCAAAAAGCCGACCAGTTGAAACTGGACGACATAGATATAGAAATCATTTCTAAAAGGCTAGAAAGGAAAAAACGATGAACGATATTTCTCTAATCATAGTAACAATCGTAAATGTAGTTTGTGCTGTCATAAATCTATTTTGCTTTATTAAAGACAGGATGGAATGATTTGTGTTTGAAAATGAAACGAATTCTCTTACTAGTCTTGACCTTGATTTTACACGGTAAACTATCCAAGTAATAAGAGTAAGTAATACTGCTATGAGGGAAAATAATTTCATCAACTTCGAAAGGATAGGAATGTAAGTCATCTTTTCTCAAAATAAACTCTTGAAGTATTTGAAAAGGGAGGCTTTCGAATGGATCAAAATGATTATCTTTTATTTCCTTTCCGTCATCATCGAATAATTGAATGCTTTTGATTGTGTATGTGTTGTTGCTTGGGTTAACAATATCAAAAGAATATTTGTAAGGAGCTTCATCTGCCACTTCCATTGCATAGGCATCTGTTATCAATAATCGAGCTCTATTTATAAAAATTGAGTAAAACAGACCTGTGACACCTGTTATAGCACCAATCCATGCAGCAGAAATATTCAAAATATCAATCAAACTAAACATCAGAATTACCTCGTTTTTGATTTTATTATACCAAATTTAGAAAGGAATTAGAGAGTGAATGAAATATCTTTATCAAACAATCTCAATCAGATTGAACTAGAAATCAATCATCACAAACAAATTGCAGGTCAGTCAATTTGGGAAATTGGCAGACGACTAAATCACGTTAAGGAACATGATTTGACTCATGGGCAGTTCGGACGATGGCTTGATAAGATTGGCTTCCATTATCGGGAAGCAAACAGAATGATGACGGTTGCTAAACAACTACCAAATCTGACAACGTTGTCAGATTTAGGGTCATCAGCTCTTTATCTCATCGCAACCCTACCAGCGGAAGAGAAACAAGCTCAAATTAACAGGATTGAGCAAGGGGATAACCCAACGGTCAGAGAGTTGCAAGATTTGAAATTAAAATTTTCTGCAGCTAAAAGAAAAATAATGGAACTGCAAAAGGGGCAAGAACCGACTAAGGAAATAGTGAAAGAAGTCCCTGTTATGCCAGCAGACTACCAAGAAGCTCTCAAGAATCGTCAAAGACTAGAAGAGCGTGCCAAGTCAGCAGAGGAGAGGAATGCCTTTCTTGAAGCGCAATTAAAAGACCTGTACGCTCAACGTGCAGAAGTGGATGAAAAGTCGAACAAGTACGATGAATTGACAAAAGCCATCCAGCAATCTCAAGGGCAGTTGAACGACTACCAGAAAAGAATCGCTTCCTACAAGAATATCCTTAGCCTTATCCAGAAAGGGAATGATTTTCTTGCCAATATGGGCGGTCTCATCTACGCAGATGAAGAAAAAGTCCTACATACGGACGGTGTTGCTGGTCAGGAGTTCGACAGTTTCGTCAATCGAGGTATCCGATTCTTTACTGATTTACAAAAAATCAGAAATAAAGGCAATCAAATCTTGGAAGGAGAAATTTTATGACGCATGAAGTAGTTAAAAGTCAACCAAACGAACTGACTCAAGAAGATATCTTGATTCAAGTTCTACAAACTCAAAAAGAATTAAAGCAAAATCAGGAAGTTTTAGCAGGGGATGTCGATTATCTAAAAAATGAGCAACCTGTCAACCCATCAATTTGTTTAGAGCTTGAAAATTTAAGAAAAGTGAAAGTCATCAAGGCTCTTGGCGGTAAGGATAGCCAAGCTTATAAAGACCGTTCTTTTGCTGGCAAGGTATTCCGTCAGGCAGCTAAAGACTTTAAAGAATTTTTTAGGATTCCACGGTATGACTTACTGAAGAAGAAGGACGAAGAGAAGGCTTTTACTTATTGGGAATCATGGGAACCATCACATAATACCAAGATGGAAATTAAGGAGCTGAACACAGTTAAACCAGCGTAGGTGTAGGGATGGAAGATAAAGTCATTGAACTAGCTGATTATTTCATCAGTGAATCTACAACGTACAGAGAAGCAAAGATAGCGTGTGAGAAGCTATTTAGACAAGTCAGCCATGAGATTGAACTCAGGGCGCTGGAAAGTAAAACAAGGGTATGAAATGAGACAAATAGGATATCGGCTTAATGTTGAAGTTTCTGGTATTGAGGAACTAAAGGAAGCCTGTAAAGAAGTATCAAAAAAAGCCGAAGAATTGCAAGAAGCAATCGATCGACTTAGTGAGATTGAAGTCAAGGTAACTGCTGATTGTGTTAGAAGTTCAAAAGCTGAAGAAACAACAAGTTATAAAGCCAATAAGCGTAAGCGGCAGATGACACATTTAGATAGATTGCTGGATCATGCTAAATACCTTAAAAAAAATGATTTTCATTCAAAGATCATTATCTCAGCGGATGGAGTTTATTTAGAGCAAACAAAAGAGTTTCACCCACTTGATGAAACTCTACTGGATTAGCTTACTCGTGTGTAAGGATGGCGTTTAGACAGTCTATGAATATTAGAACCTACAGATCCAATCAAGACAGATCTGTACTCTGATTCACTAACATTATGGTAGTGATAAATACTACCGTTATTAAATTGAACTTCTAAGATTCCGTCCTGCCAACCAACACTACGAACATTAGTAGATGCAACATATTCTCTTTGCATGTTTTTCCTCCTTTCTATTGGGATTTTGACTAAAACGTGAGAGGTCTTAGTCAAGAATGATTATAACATAGATAGCAGAAAAACACAACATATTGTAATTAAATATATTTGTTTAACAACATATAGTGTTTTTTGGAGGTGTAACATGTGGGAACAATTAAACAGAATTATGCAGGAAAGAAATTTGAACGGACATCAATTATCTAAGATGGCTGGAGTTAATCGAAGTTTCTTTTCTGACCTTAAAAGCGGAAAAGTCAAATACCTTTCATGGCCTAATATATGCAAAATTGCTGACGCATTAGAAATCAGCATTGACGAACTAAGATAAAACAAAAAAAGCACCTGACGGCAATCAGGCGCTAATCAAAAATTACTAATTGAATTATAACACGAAAGAGAGGAAATTGCCAATGGCTTTGGAATTGTTTGGAGAAGATTTTAAAAATGAACTGCTTGCAGAACTTGTCCAGTTGAATGTGAAAGCTATGACTGAAGCTAAACTACGAGTATCAAGAGGTACGAATTGGGCTTCAATCAAAGATGTTCAGGAAAAGACGGGCTGGGGTCGCAAGAAAATCGAAGATTTCAGAGACGCAGGGAAATTCCGATATCAGCAAAATGCTAAAGGCGGTAAATATTTATATGACTTGAACGACGTACTACGGTTTCAGAGTCAGTTAGCAAAATAAAGGAGATAGAAAAATGTTTGAACCACCATTAATTAATCAGCTTTTAGGAACAGGTGCAGTGATTTTTGGATTTATTGGCGCTGGGATTTTAGCCCGACAAATGGAACTGCACGAACTTGAAAAACAACGCAAGTTAGAAGAACGTGATACGAAGATTATACAAGCGTTTAACGAAGCGGTTGAAATCGGTCGTGAGCTTGAACGTGAGGAAATCCGTCAAAACATCCGCAGAGAGTTTCAAGGATTTACGTTTGATAACGAACGTCCTGAAGGTTTGAAGCCAGAGCCGTTAGCTTTGCCAGAACCTAAGAAAGTGATTATGAAAGTGCTACGTTGAGGCTAAAAAATGTATATCTGGGATTGCGTCTGCATTGATTGCGGGTATGAATTTGAATGTATAGATAGCTACGCACCTCTTGAGTGTAAAGTGTGTGGCAGTTGTGAATTGAACAATGAATTTAAAGGGAGGGCATACGACTGAATGACAGTAAGTAGAGAAATGGATAACCAAGAAGCGAATGTGTTGAACTACATAGTGAATCACGGGACTTTTGAACAGCCTGTTAGTTCGCTGACTATCAAATGGAAATTTAATCTTTCTAAGCGTAGGCTTGAAATGATTATTGAGAGTTTACGGGTGAATTTTGGCCATCCGATTGTGGCCAAGAAAACACAACCAAGTGGATATTATATTCCACGAAATGAGGAAGAGAGACAAGCAGGAACTGCACCTTATCGCAGGCAGATTTTAACCGAGCAGAAAAATCTATCAGCAGTTATGGCAGTGGATTTAGAAGAATACTGGCGCAGTGCGTAGAACCGAAATGTTACAAAATAGGAGAAAATATAATGAATGTTTACGATTTAGATAAAACATTAGACTGGCTTGAAAGTATGGAATTAGACGAAGAAACTCTGCGAGATACTATTGAGTCAGTTGTAGAGGAAGCGGACATCAAACGGTTGATGAATAACGTGGCATGGGCTAATAGCAATGATAAAGCTTTGAAGGATGCTGCGAAGACGCAGAAAGATAAGATGACTGACAAGATTAGATCAGCAGAAAAGCGAATTGAACGACGAAATGAAGTAGCTTTTAGAGTATTAAGCAGATTAGAGGAACATAAGTTAAAAACAGAAGAATATAGTTTCTGGGTGCAGAAGAATCCTGTAAAAATTGAATATGATGAACAAGCAATTCCAGATGAATATTTCAAGATGGTTCGTGAACTGGATAAAGACGCTATCAAGAAGGCGTTGAAGGATGGAATTGAAATCTCAGGAGTTTCTCAAACTCAAACAGAAGGGGTTAGAATCAGATGACAGAAAAAACTATGGGCATTTATGAAAAACTAGCGAATATCCAAAATGAGTTGAAAGCTCCTAAAAACCAGTACAACTCATTTGGTAAGTACAACTATCGAAATGCAGAAGACATTGAAGAAGCGTTGAAACCTATCTGCTTGAAACACCGTGCAACGTGCTTGATTTCAGAAGTATCAACTGAAGAATTGGCAGGGGAGCTTATCACGAAAGTTACTGTTTCTCTAACGGATTGGGATAGTGACAACGTGGTTACAGTTACAGGACGGGCAAGAGAAGAGCGCACAAAAAAAGGGATGGACGCTTCTCAAGTTTCTGGAGGCGCTCAAAGTTACGCAACTAAATATGCGCTGAGTCAAATGTTTTTGATTGACGATAGCAAAGACGCTGACACAGACGCAGATTACATTCAAAGTGGACGAGCAAGCCAACCAAAGAAACAAGCGCCAAAGAAAGCTGATGATCCTGTTATCTCAGTTGAGAAAGCAAACTACTACTTGAAAGAAATTGCTGCTATATCTACTGAAAAAGGCAAAGAGGATGATTCTATCGTTAAATGGTTCTTGAACCATCTTGGAGTAGTTGATTATAAGATGATTAAGCAATCACAGATTGAAGATGCAGATATGTTACTTGGGAAATTGAAAGGAAACTAGAAAATGATAAATAATGTTGTATTAGTCGGTCGTTTGACCAAAGACGCAGAATTGCGTTACACACAATCAAATGTGGCAGTTGCTACGTTTACCCTTGCAGTAAATCGCACCTTTAAAAGCGAAAATGGAGAGCGTGAAACTGATTTTATCAATTGCGTGATGTGGCGCAAGCAAGCTGAAAATCTTGCTAATTGGGCTAAGAAAGGCGCTTTGATTGGAATCACTGGACGCATTCAGACTCGGACTTATGATAACCAGCAAGGACAACGTGTCTATGTGACAGAAGTGGTTGCTGAGAATTTCCAACTTATGGAATTTAAGAAAGATGGTAGTCAACAAACAGTTGATAACCACGAACAGCAAGCACCGAATTTTGCTAGAAATTCAAATCCGATGGATATCTCAGATGACGATTTGCCATTTTAGTATTTGATAGATTGGAAAAATATGACTGAATTAGTAAAAGTAGATGTGCAGTGTCCATTTTGTGGGGAATGTTATCACAGAATGGTTAAGATTAAACCTTCATCAATTCGTTGTAGAGCGTGCAGTAAGTTTCTGCATTTGAAATGGACAGGTAACACACCAACAAGCACGAATAAAACAGGTTTTGGGCGGTTAGCGTATGATCCGTATAACAACAATGAGGAGATTATGGAACTGAATGAGGTGTTCGCAAAGACATGAAAGAACGATTGATTTTGAAATTTGAGTTGAACAGGAAACAGATGATCAACGCAAACGACAGACCTCACTTTCATCAAAAGGCTAAAATCACTAAGTTCTTACGGCAGTTAGCCGAATACGAGGGCAACAATGTACTGAGAGATTACTTTGGATTGCCTTACAGCGAGGACAAGCCTTGCAAGGTTAAGGTTCGGATATATCCTCCGACAAATCGGAAGTACGATCCGCCGAACTGGTCGCCCACAAGTAAGGCTTTGTTTGATGGTTTGACGGACGCAAAGATTTGGACAGATGATAATTACAATGTGATAGTATCGACCGAGTTCATGCACGGTGGCAAGTCTGGAAATAAGAATTACAGAATTGAATTAGAGATTTATGAATACCACGAGATATTGCAGAGGATAGTTGATGGGATTTGACAAAAAGGAATTGATAAAAGGTTATCAACACACGATCGAGCAAAACGAAGAGAAGATAATCGAGTATTCGAAGCCGTGCGATTCACGGAAGAGACGGATTAGAGCGCTGGAGCGTGATTTGTTGAAAAAGAAAAACGAAGAATTAAGAAAGAAAGTGAAGGAGTTGGAAGATGAATAAGCAGGACGCATTAAAACAAATTGAAGAGCAAAGAGACATGATTTTGGAACTACATGGTTGGGATGTATTTGGTTATATCAAAGGAATTATTAATCAACTTGATGAACCGCAAAAAATTGAACTTCCGAAAGTTGATTTTAAAAAATCCCAAAAAGTCAAAGTTCCGCAGTTTGTGGATGATGTGATTGAGGGTGCAAGAGAACATAGTCCAGAACTAGAGGATGCGTTGCATTATGCTTGTAGCAATGGAAGCCAGGAATTTACAGAATGGTATCAAAAGAAATCCAACAGAGATCTCTTCGCTCGTGCATGGCTTGACGGCTATGAGGTCGAGGCAGAGAAGCGGTACTATGTAAGGTTTAAATGGATTGAAGACTCATATAGTTACTTAACCTTGATTAAGCACCTTCACGCTTGGACGTTAAAGGATATAACACTAGATAAAAAATTTCGTACAGCTCACACCCGTAAAGAACTAGAAGAAGCTGGTTTTGGCTGGGTATTTGATTGCCCAGGGATTGAGATTGAGGAGGTTGAGTGATGGAAGATATACGAATACTAGACGCTTGTTGTGGCAGTCGTATGTTTTGGTTTGATAAAAATGAGAGTCATACAACTTTCATGGATATTAGGCAAGAAACATTTGAGATACATGACAAAAAGGTCAACGTAGACCCTGATGTTATTGGTGATTTTCGTGACATGCCATTTGAAAATAATACTTTTAATTTGGTTGTTTTTGACCCACCTCATTTAAAATGGGCAGGTAAAAACTCAATCATGAAAGCTCAGTATGGTCAGCTGGATAAAGTTACCTGGTCGGAAGATTTAGCCAAGGGTTTTGAAGAATGTATGAGAGTTCTAAAAGTTGGAGGTACTCTAGTTTTCAAATGGTCTGATTGTCAAATCAACGTTAAAGAAGTTCTTAAATCTGTACCTTTTAAACCATTGTTTGGGCAACAAAGAGGTACTACGCATTGGATGACGTTTATGAAATTTGAGGAGGTCGCATCTTGAAACGATTCATCGCAATCTGGATTTTATTGTCTGCTGGACTAAACATCTGGCAGATGGATAAAATCAGGGAATTGGAAGAAAAGAAGCCTATGGTTATCTACAAAGCTGATAATGCAGGCGCTGAGATATTTGGTAAAGTCCTTGAGAAAGGACGACACGGCAAGCTATACACGATTACGATACGTGACTACGGTGTGTTCGTGGTTACTAAGGAGCAGTGGGATAAAGTGAAGGTCGGGGATGAGGTGATGTTATGACGTTCGTTGAACACAATAACCGTCAGAAAGCCAATAAATTTGCTGAGTATGTAACAGGGAAGCCATTGCGTGAATACTTAGCAAACAAAGTAAAACAATATTGCGGTGAGAATATTTCTGTCTTTGATGGTGCAGCAGGCTCTGGGCAATTGGAGCAGTTTATTAGTATGACTGATTTTTATGCGGTAGAAATTCAGCAGGAAAGTTGTGAAGCATTGAAGACAAATTTTCCTCATGCTGTCGTACATAATCAGAGTTTCTTTACATATCAGTCGGACATACAAGTGGATGCAATTGCAATGAATCCGCCTTATTCTCTGAAATTGAAAGATTTACCAGAAGAGGACCAACAGGCTATTAAAGAATTGTTTCCGTGGAAAAAGTCAGGTGTTGTTGATGATATTTTTCTGTTGAAATCAATGAATTACACGAAACGATACGGATTTTACATCATGTTCCCTGGGATTGCTTACCGTCAATCTGAGAAGAAAATGAGAGAGCTTGTAGGGAATAACCTTGTTGAATTGAATGAGATTCAAAACGGATTTGAAGATACTTCTATCAATGTCATATTCTTGGTTATTGATAAAGAAAAAAATAACCCTGAAATTTCAAAAGAAATTTATGATTGTAAAACTAAAAAAGTTGAATACCAGGAATCTGATAAATTAAATTCAGATTTCAGTTGGGTAATACCTAAAAAACCGGTCGAAAAAGAAGAAATAGACATTGACAAAGTAAATGCTGAACTAGACCAGATGGCAATCGACCACCTTGAAAAACATTTAGCTAGTCAATTGATGTTGATTCAGTTTTTTAATGCAGATATTGATTTAAAAGCTTTCATAACGAAATGCCACAAGGTCTTAGATGATTATTTATTGGCTTATAATTTTGCAGTAGGATTAGAATGAAACCAGACAATATAAAAAAGTATGGATTACTAGACGTTTGTGACTTAATTCCAGGTAAGCGTGGTAAAGTTAGCGAAGGTGCATATTATATTTATGGCGCTGGTATGAAAGCAAAGGGAACTACAGATAAATTCAATTGTGAGAGCGACACAATCCGCTTGACTCGTAAGGGTACGGTTGGTGCTGTTTATTTTCATCGAGATCCATTTTGGATGGACGATGATAGCTTCAGAATTGAGCCAAAAGAAATGATAGATAAGCGATATTTATTTCACTGGCTGTTGATGAAACGGGAAGAGATAGAACGTTGTGCAGACGGCGACAATCAACCAGGGTTGTCACTAGCTAGATTGTCAAAGATAAAGATTGACGTCCCTGATATGGGATATCAGTTGAAAGTTGTTAAGTTGTTGGATGAAATGAGTGCAGATTTGGAATTTTTTATAGACAACATCACACAAACAAAGATGAACCAAAGCAAGGTTTTGAGTTACTATAACGAGAAAATCGGAATGGCTTTAGAAAGAGAATAAGAGGTATTACTATGAACACACTAGAAAATGTAAAACAATGGTTTATTGACCGTGATTTAGAAAACGGTGGACGGCTAGACAAGCAGTCTTTGAAATTAAGCGAGGAGTTCGGTGAGTTATGCGCAGGCTATCTCAAGAAGAATGAGCAGTTAACCAAGGACAGTATCGGAGATTGTGCAGTCGTGGTTGTTGGTCTGGCCTTGCTGATTAAGGTAGACGTGCAGGAGATTTTCAAGGATTCTGAAATCTTCAGAGAAGAAGAAGTTATGGAGTGTTTTAAATCTTTGAATGTTCACATTAGCGAGTTTCAGTTATCGCAAGATTTAGCAGACAAGAAATTGTGCAGGTATAATCTGATGTATGCAGTCCGCTATTTAAGGATAATCAGCTAAGCACTTGGTTATAGCTTCGAGGAATGTTTTGAACTGGCATACCAAGAAATCAAAGACCGCGAAGGTCGTTGGATTGATGGTTCGTTCGTCAAAGAGGAGGATTTGGTATGATACCGAAGTTTAGAGGGCGTTCCGTTGAAGCTTTTAGCGAAGAAGAGTGGAAGTATGGGTACTTGATTGAAGATGAAGGGTATTCATTTATTATCAATCAAGTTATTGAAGCTAACGAACAGTATATTACTATTGGTTCTTGGTGTCCAGTAAATCCTGACACACTAGGCCAATCAACAGGATTGTTTGACAGAAACGGTAAGGAGGTCTTTGTCGGAGATATTATCAAATGCACAAGAGGATGTCCACATGAAGTGTATTTAGAAAAAGAATATGGTGGTACATTCATAGGTGGAATGCCAGCTGTATACCTAAAAGACTTGGGAGAAGGATATGCGTGGACTGAGCATGAAGAAATCATCGGCAACATCTACGAAAACCCAGAGCTTTTGGAGGATAAGAAATGAGACCAAAAAGATACCCGTTCAGTGGTGCTAAAAAAGAGAGTGAAGCTAAGAAAATATCGTTAATGCTTAAAAAAGTCGATGAATTAGACTTGAAAGGAAGTGTTTGGGCGGAGCCTCTACCTCTCTATAGTAAAACAAGAGTCTATGTAGAGATAGAGGGATATGGAAAGAAAATCACGACTGAGTTTAAAACAGATGATATGGATTTTTTCAGAAAAACTTCATTCTTTAAGAGGGCATTATTCAAAAGAGCTGAAATGATGTCTCAGTTTGATTTTAGAGAAACAACAACAGAAGAATGGAACCGAATAATCTTAGAACTTAAGGAGGCTATCAAATGTATCCAGAAATAATTGATAACGTAAACAAACCAAGCCACTACCAAGGAAGATTTGGCATGGAATCTATCGATGCCTTAAGGAATTTCATGACACCAGAACAGCTGAAAGGCTTTTATCTTGGAAATGCCTTGAAGTATCAACTGCGATTCCAGAAGAAAAACGGTCTTGAAGACCTGAAGAAAGCCAGAAAGAATCTTGACTGGCTCATCGAGGAGATAGAGCATGAGTGAGTACGCTTTGTATCAAGGTGATACGTTCGTGGCTTTAGGAACACTTGAGGAAATTAGCGAAGAAACAGGGATAAGTGAAGCGTCAATAAAATATTACTCTTGGAAATCTTATTGGAATAGATATCCGAATGGCAGGAAAGTGATAAAGATCGAGGTAGATGATGAAGAATAGTAAATTTTTTTCAGAACAGATTAGATTATGGCGAATTGGTAAAGGTCTATCTTTAAGAAAAGCTTCAAAGAGATTTGGTATTAGTCCAAGGACATTTTCAAATTGGGAACGAGGTCTGATACCAAGTGATCGTCAGAAAGAACGTCTGTCAAAAGAGTTAGGATTGGACAGAGATGTTTTATTCAAGAAATGTGAGATCGGAAATATTAATGCGCTCTTGAAAGAAAAACGCTTGGAGCAAGGTCTTACTCGTACAGAATTAGCAAAGCATTTAGGGTATCCTTCAACAATCATAAGTTGTTGGGAGAGAGGTTTGGAAATTTCCGAATGTGAGGCAGAAGACATCTGTCAATTCTTTGGAATCGAGGTGTATGATTGACAGTAGATATTAAACAGAGGTTGAAGAAATTACCTTATGCTAACATTAAGATTAAATCATTACATAGACAGATAAGCAGTTTAAGGTCGGGTGTACTAAGAGGGCAGTCCTTCGATAGTATGCCTAAATCAAAAAGTAATAACAATCAGACTGAAGAGTTTAATATCAAAGTGATTGATAGGTCTGATGAATTATTTAAGGAAATCGAGAAGATTTATAAAGAACAGGATGAACTTATCAGGGCTATCGAATCAATTAAAGATCCGTTTGAGAATATCGTGATGCGTCTATTATACATCGATGGCTTGTCTTGGAATGAAGTACAAATACAATTAAGGTGCAGTCGTAGTACGATTAAACGGGCTAGAGAAAGCGCACTAAAAAGTTTATCGAAAAAATGGAACTAATCGAACTAAATGACACTTTCAATCTGCTAAAATAGTATTATCAGCCGAAAGCGGTAAGCGCACTGATAACTCCTTATATTTTTCATTTTATTTCTGAGGCTTCGGCCTCACATGGCGGTGACAGGCGTAAAGTGATTTCTCTCCTATGTATTTTTTTCGGTTCGATTCCGGACATCGCCGTTTAGATTGTGGTTTACAACGAGGTATTTTAAATGAAGCAAGCAATGTTCAATAAATTAGAAGATGCGAAACAATTTGCGAAAACTGTAAAAGAATTGTTGTGTATCAAAGAACCTGTAATGATTAAGAATAAACCGACGTATATTGTTGTTTATAAATAATCTAACGTAATTAACACGCAAGGTTGTAGTCACCTTGCATTTTTAGGGCTTAGCCTAGATAATCTGTGGTAACTCAGGAAAAGGATGTTTTTAAATCTATCAAACATCCTGCCAGTAATGGTCAATCTAAGCAATTTAATCTTAACTATTTCAGTTTTGGAATAGGTAGGCGAAGTTAAAGCAGAAAGATTCCAACGGCAAGGTGCTGAGGAAATGCAAACGTGGCAGTTTGGCTGTGAAACGAGTCTATAAGAGGAAAGAGGTGTTTGGTTCGAGGTGCAACAAGAGCTTAATACCATATCTTACAAAAATTGGGTGCCTCCCAAAAGTATGTAAGGTGAGTTGATTGTCCGCAAAACAATCGATAACAAGCAGGCGCTGTGCATTTTGTTCTTCAAAAGAGAATGAAACACATGGCGATGCGTGTCTGTGATAGATGAAAGATGATTTTTATATTTTAAAAGCTATTCAAGATAGAAAAAAACTCAAAAAAGCAAAAGTCATCGCCCGTCGTAAACGAAAGTGCACTTCGGCAATTAGATTGCCTGCTCAAGTCTCGCAAGGATAAGAGTAAAGTCAAAGAGTAAAGCAGCTTAGACTTTTAGCGGGGTCTTCGTTAATTGAAAAATGGCTTAGTAGTTTGCGATGTAAGGAGTGATTGGTCTAACCAATCGTGCATGAGTGATACAAGTAGGAATATTTGTGGACAAGATAATAAACTATAAGTTATCAAAAGTCACTCGCTTAAAGCAGTAGTCTCATGCTGGCTAATGGATATATGGTAGATGGATTAAGTCCTGTTTAGGGAATTGAGACGTCACAGGTTCGAGTCCTGTCGTTCCAATTGTATCTCTGTGAGTAGCTATCACAATAGGGGTACAGGGCGGTAATTAGATTTAGGCTGATTAACCTGTAGGACAGAGATAAAGTAGCGCTATATAAGGCTCTGGTGGGGGAGGCACCCACTTACCGCATACAGTCACTCTTTGAGTGGCTTTTTTGATTATTTAAAAGGTGGTGATGGAAAATGAACGATAAACAGAGACACTTCGCTGATGAGTACATCATCAGTAGAAACGCAACACAATCTGCAATAAAAGCAGGATATTCTGATAAAACAGCGAGGTCTATAGGACATAAGTTATTGACAAAAGTTGACATTTCTGAATACATTAAAAAACGTACAGAAGAACTTTTTGACGAACGTTCAATGTCAATCGCAGAAGCCTTGGCAATCTCTGCTAGTATCGCCAGAGGGGAAATTCAACAAGGGTATTCGAAGAAAACTGTAAAGACCGCTGAAGGTGTGGAGGTATCGGAAACGACTTATGAATTTACTCCAACGATTGAAGAAAGACAGCGGTCTCTAGACCACATATTCAGAGTGAACGGGGCTTATTTAGAGAGAAAAGAAATCGAAATGTCTTCAGCTGTTCAATTCGTTGATGATATAGGAGTTGGCGATGAAGCGTAGAATGAGTGAATTTATTCCTAAGGCTTTTTACCCTATGTGGCGTGCAGCATTTGACCCTAAAATCTTACATGTAGTTGAAAAAGGCGGGCGTGGTTCTGGTAAGTCAAGCGACATCGGACACGTTATTGTTCAACTGATTATGCGCTATCCAGTCAATGCCGTGTGCATTCGTAAGACAGATAATACCCTAGAACAATCGGTCTACGAGCAATTGAAATGGGCGATTAGCGAGCAAGGAGTTAGTCATTTATTTAAGTTTAATAAATCGCCTTTGAAGATAACCTATACACCAAGAGGGAATTATATTATCTTCCGTGGTGCGCAAGATCCAGAGCGTATTAAATCCTTGAAAGACAGTCGCTTTCCGTTTGCGATAGGATGGATTGAGGAGTTAGCTGAGTTTAAAACCGAAGATGAAGTAAAGACAATCACCAACTCACTCCTACGTGGAGAATTGGCTGATGGTCTTTTTTATAAATTCTTTTACTCTTACAATCCTCCAAAAAGAAAACAGTCTTGGGTAAATAAAAAATACGAGAGTGTTATACAGCCCCCTAACACGCATGTACACCATTCGACATACAAAGATAACCCTTTTATCGCCAAAGAATTTATAGAAGAGGCAGAGGCTACGAAAGAGCGTTCAGAGAAGCGTTACCGCTGGGAGTATCTGGGCGAGGCTATCGGTTCGGGTGTGGCACCTTTTGAAAACCTGGTATTCCGCAAGATTACAGATGAGGAGATAGCAAGGTTTGATAATATTCGGCAAGGAAATGACTTTGGATATGCTAATGACCCTCTGGCCTTTGTAAGATGGCATTACGACAAGAAGAAACGAGTTATCTACGCTATCGATGAGATTTACGGCGTTAAGATTAGCAACCGTGAATTGGCTGAAAGAATCCGTGAGAAAGGCTATCAATCTCAGATGATAACCTGTGATAGCGCAGAACCTAAGTCGATTGATGAGTTAAAACTGCAGCTGAATATTCCGCTTGTTCAAGGTGCTAAGAAAGGTCCTGATAGTCGTGAGTATGGAGAACGCTGGTTAGATGATTTGGATGCAATTGTGATAGATCCAGAGCGCACTCCGAATATTGCACGAGAATTCGAAAGTGCGGACTATGCAGTTGACCGTGATGGAAATCCCAAACCCAAGCTAGAAGAAGTAAACGACCACACAATCGACGCTACAAGATATGCGTTTGAAGACGATATGAGACAACCAGGAATATCATTCTGGTAGGAGAAGGAGAAATGTTGAGTAATTGGTTTAAATGGTTAATCAGGAGGTTGTTGATTAAGAATACAACCCAAAACGAAATACTAGAGATTGAGATAAGAGAACATCAGAATTCTGAGAAAGTAAGCACGATGAAACAGGCTTACGACTATTATCGAAACCGAACGGATATTCGAAATAAGAAAGTAGATGTAGACTGGCGGACGAACTCAAGGATTGAATTAGGCTTGTTCAAGAAGTTGGTAGACCAGAAGGTTGGTTACTTGTTTTCTAAAGAACCGACAATCTCGCTTGAGGGAGAAGAGTCACAAGATTTCCTAGATAGTGTGTTTGACGAGGACCTTTTATCTACGATTAAGTCGCTCGGTAAGGAAGCAGTGATGAAAGGGATAGCCTATGGCTTGCCTTATTACGATGAGAATGGTCGTCTACGCTTGTTTAAAATCCCAAGTGAACAGATTATCCCTTTTTGGAAAGACGAGCGTCATTTGGAATTATCTGCCTTTGTACGTGTCTACAAACAGGCAGTTTATGAAAGCGGAATGAAGAAGACCAAAACCTTTGTAGAATACTACGATGAACAAGGAATTACAGATTATATCTGGACAGGTTCACACCTCGAACTAAATCCACTGTCTAAGGAGACAAAGGGGAATTTTTATTATGTCAATGCAGACGGTACACGGATTCCTTATACTTGGGAGAAAGTCCCTCTGATTCCATTCCGCTACAACGAGTATGAGGACGGTCTTTTAGTCCAAACCAAGTCTCTGATTGATAATATTCAACTTCAAATGTCTACTAATGCTGATATGTTGGCAGATATGCCGAAACTGATTTATGTTTTGAAAAACTATCAGGGCGCAGACTTGGGCGAGTTCATGAATAATCTGAATAAGTTCCGCTCTATCAAGGTTTCTAGTGATGGTGGTGTAGATACCTTACAAGCAGACAATGATACTAGTGGAGTTGAAGCGGATATCGAGCGCTCTCGTAAGTTCTTGTATGAGGCTGCACGAGCCATTGATACCCAAGATGACAATCTAGGTAATGCCAGCGGTCAGGCTCTTAAATGGCGTTATACAGACCTTGATTTGGACTGTAATGAGCTAGAAAATGAGTTTCAAAAAGGTATCAAGCAATTTCTTTGGTTTGTAGAACAGTATGCAGCTAACAAAGGAGTAGCGTTTGATTCATCTAAATTTACTTATGTCTTTAACCGTGACATCATTTCAAATGAGTCTGAAGCTATTCAAGATTGTGTAAACTCAATCGGCATCTTAGACGACCTAAGTATTCGGGAACAACATCCATGGTATCAACCAGAGGTTGAGAAACGATTGAAAGAACAACAGGAACAAGGACAAGATCCATACTCTCAGACCAATTTCAAAAAGGTAGAGGATGACCATGACGACCAAGGACAAGAAAAAGATAGATGAGTACTGGACTGAGCGAGCTTTACAACAGGAGCACAACGCTCAGATAGTTGCTGATAGGTATATGGCCCAGATTGGTCAATCCTTAGCAGATTATAAACACCAGCTGGTTTCTGAGATTGAGAAGTTTTATGTTAGGTATGCAGTTGATAATAAAATGACTCACGCAGAGGCCAAGCAATATCTGACAGATAAAGAGCGTAGAGAGTTTAAGAATGTAACTCTTGAAAGATTCCGTAAGATGGCTTTAAATCCTGACACACCGACACCTTTGTTGGACGCACTGAGCTATCGCCACCGTATCAGTCGCAAGGAGGCTTTGCTTGCCGAAATTGAGCGTCTGACGGCTGAGCTATACGGAAAGCCAGAGGGCATACATGACAAGGTCACAGAAGCTCTGAGCGACGTCTACATCAAAGGTAAAATCCATCAAGCTAAGAACTTGGCACACTTCGGAATCATAGAGAAACCAATATTGGGTGTCGATGCAGTTAAGCATAAGATGGCTAGTAACTGGAGTGGTAAAACATTCTCAACGAATGTGTGGGGACACGATGCAGCTGTTTATAAATCTATCAGCGATACAATCAACAAAGGCCTAACAGGCGGTTGGTCTATTGATAGAATGGCTAGGGCTCTTTCTGAACGTACAGGAGTTGCCTATCATAGGGCTGATACGCTTGTCAGGACTGAGACGACCTTTTACAACAACCTTGCAACGCTAGATACTATTAAGGAATTAGGTGGTGACCATTACGAAATCGTAGCGGTATTAGACAGTCGTACAAGTGAGATTTGCAGATTAGAAAATCACGAGGTTCATTCTGTTAAGGAATATGAACCAGGTCGAACCGCACCGCCATTTCATGTTCGTTGTCGTTCTACTATCAGGCCTGCAGTTAAGTCTGATAAGCCTAGTCCTTACTTCAATATCTTGCAAAACGACGGCTCAGTAAAACTAGCCACTGAGCAACGTTCTCTGGACGAAATCTTTGCAGGATGGGAGCGTGAAGGGGAAGCTGTTCTTAGGGGTGTTAAAAAATCCAAAACTGTGTCTACCCCATCTGCTTCTTATAAAGAATTTAAAAAAGACATGACCTTTGTTTATGCTGTGTCCCGTGATAAAGACGATATATCTAAACAAGAGTTGACAAAGATGTTAAAACCTCACTATTCTCTAGGTAATTTATTTAATCATGATTTGTTTGGTGATTACAGTAATAGAGAGGTAATTATTCCTAACCACATGATAGCTTACGCACTAACTAAACATAGAGATCAAATTCATTTACAAGAGTTTTTCAAGATAAAAGAGGTAATCGAAAGACCTGATTTTGTTTCTGAGGATATATTAGGAATGAATAACGCATTCTTACTAAATAAGAAGGTTGACGAAAATAGATTTATTGAAGCAGGTATTGAAGATAAAAATGGTCAATTCATTTTTCATTTTATGGTTAGAAACAAAAATAAAAATAATAAACGATTAAAAAAGATTATGAGAAAATCAAAAAAATATGACATTATCAATCAAAAGGTGTATAATATAGATAAAGAATAGAAGTAGAGAAATATCGGGAACTACGCACCCTTTGGGTATCTGAAAAGCGGGGAATTCCCGTCCCGCCTATTCCAGCACCTAGAGAAATCTAAGTGCTTTTTTTGTACTCAGAAAGGATAAAAAATGGATACAGCAAGAATTGGGATAACTAACGTAGAATTTTCAGGATCAAGCGAAAATGACTCAGCAGACTCAGCAACAGTGAAATTGGAGTTAGATATTTATGGGACAGATACGTTTAGCGCGATTGAGTTACTACCTAAAATATTAACCGACATTCATTCATTATCGTATAAAGTTGATTGATTGTAACATTAAAAGGAGTAAAGACATGTTTATATGGGATTTAGTATCAATTTTATTAGGTTGGATTATATTTTTTGCGTTAATTTTGTTCGCAATAATTAAATTATATGAAGTTATTTCAAAAGTCATTTCAACTCTAAAAGTCGGAATTGAATACAGAAAGAAACTGAAACAATTGAAAAATAAATAAACTAACCGCATCAAAATCGAGGCGGTTTTCTTTCGCCCTGGGCATGGCGTTAAAAGGCTTTTTTACTTTACCAAAATGTCGTGGTCGTTGCCACGTTAAACAAACGTACAGGAGGAAAAGAAATGAATCGTAAATTTTTGGAACAGTTAGGATTGACTGAAGAACAAATTGAAGCAGTTATGTCCGAACACGGGAAATCAACACAGGATCTACAAGCAAAGGTATCTGCTGCAGAAGATAATGCCAAAGGCTTGCAAGACCAGTTGAGAGAGCGTGACAAGGACATGAAACAGCTCAAACAAGACGCCGAAGGCAATGCTGACCTACAACAAAAATACTCAGACTTGGACAGCAAGTACAAGACACAACAGAAGGAACATGAACAACAACTCAAGAAAATGCAACTAGATCATGCTATTGAAATGCACTTGAGCGGTAAGGTTCATGACGCTGGAATCGTGTCTAGTCTACTAGACAAGTCTAAATTGGGATTAGGTGACAACGGAGCGGTGACTGGATTAGATGAACAGTTGACGGCTTTGAAGGAATCTAAAGGCTTTTTATTTGCTCCAGAAAAGGCTGTAGAACCACACATCGCTGGTGCTAAGCCACAAGGAACAACACAAGAAGAAACAGTTGCTAACGACCTGACAACGCAGATGATTAATGCGTTTACGTCAGATCTATAATCAAAAAATAGAAAAGAGGAACAGATATGCCAGCAACATTGAACTATGCACAATCTTATCAACAAGGTTTGCAAAAACGCTATAGTGAAAACGGACTGTTATTCACTCAGAAGCTTTGGAACTCTCCATCCAACAAACTTTTGAAGTTCACAGGAGCTAAAGAAGTGAAAGTGCCCCGTCTTTTGATTAAAGAAGGACGTAAGGACCGTACACGTCGTACCATTACGAATATTGACGCCAACTATGAAAACCAATGGGAAACATACACATTGACCAATGAACGTTACTGGTCAACGCTAGTAGATCCATCAGATGTTGATGAAGGTAACTATGTTACTTCAATCGCTAACATTACTAAAACCTTCAACGATACTGAAAAAGTTCCAGAAATGGATAAATTTATGGTATCTAAATTGTTCTCCCGTAAGAAAGCACTTGATACAGAAAGTAAACAAATTAAGTCATTGAATTTGACTGAGGAAAACTTCCTCGCAACCTTCGATGAGTTGATGGAACAAATGGACGAAGCTGGAGTACCAGCAGAAGGTCGTGTTATTTTCTGTACACCAACTGTTAAACGTATGATCAAGAACATCAAGCAATTTGGACGTACAGTCAATATCCACGGCCAAGGTACAGTGATTGACCGTTCGGTTGGTCGTTTGGATGATGTGACGATTGAGACAGCTATTCCATCTGACCGTATGAAGACCTTGTACAACTTCACAAATGGAGCTAAGGTTGATCCAACTGCCAAACAAATCCATTTCTTCTTGATTCACATCCCGTGTATGGCAGCGCCACAAAAATATGAATTTGTAGGACTTGACGCACCAAGCGCTTCTTCAAGCGGTAACTACTTGTACTACGAACAATCTTACGATGATGTATTGCTATTCCAGACTAAACATGAAGGTCTAGCCTTTGTCGTCGCACCTTAAAGAAGGAGGATAGAAAATGTTAACAGTAAAAAAAGACAATCGTGTACTAGATATTGATGAACTAGAAAAAGTAACCTTCCTTGAAGATGGTTACGATGTGGTTGAAATCCAAGATGGTGAGTATGTAGTAGTAGAGCCAGCGACTAACGGACGTACTTACACTATTCAAGAGTACAAAGCAGTAGTTGCTGAACGTGACCAAGCTCTAGCTGAACTTGAAAAACTATCTAAAAAATCC